TTTTTGAATAGCCTCTTGAGCTTCAAATAATTTATTCATGATTTGCTTCATGCGTTTGGTATCATCTTTGATTTGTTGCTCTTGCCACGCTTGCTCACGTTTTATCCAATAGTCGGGAGTTCTCATAGGTTACTCCTCGTTCGTTTCAGGAACTACTGTATCTGTTTCATTCTCACTAGGTTGCTTATCCTTGTCAAAGATAGCTGTAGAAGAATCTTCTTTTTTAATTTTCTCCATTTCAGCTTGGACATCTGGGATAACAGAAATGACACTCAAAGCAGTTTCTTGGCTTGTAATTCCCGCAAGAATACTAGCGGTTTCAGCTTGTTCTTTAATATCTTTAGGCTCATTACGTGTAAAGGTGTACTCAATATCTTTCCAAGCTTCCTTGTTTGAAACGTTCGTACTTAACTCACAATATAGTTTGTATCGACTATTCAAAGAAGATTGGAACTTACGTTGAAATGACAGAGCTAGGTTGCTCATTGCTTGAAGTTTGTAGGCTAACGAGACACCACTTGATGACCCGAAAGATTCATCAGAGATATTCGCAACCATTGTTGTTTGGAAGATTAACTTAGTCAGTCGGTCCAATAGATTTTCTGTTTGAGAATCACTATCAGGCTTTTCTAAGAATTTGACATCTACATTTTTCGCTTCGGAGCCCTCGCCATAGTAATTAATAACACGGTTACTGCGAATGTTTTTCAAGTCTTCTTCTTCAACTGCAGCACCTAAGAATGCCAAGTACTGATCACTAAAATAATCAACGTCATTTGCTTTTTCACTAATAGCTTTGTTAAAAGCGTTGACTAATGAAATAACAGATTCAAAAATACTCATTCGTTCTTCGTTGAAATAGAACTCTACAACGGGCAAATCATCAAAAGGATTCGGCGCTTGTTCAGTCATGTTGTAAAAGCCCATGGTTCCATTTAAAGCATAGGTTGTTTCTTTGGTATAAACTTCACCATATAATTTATAGTCATCATCATAACCATAACGCACCGCAAACAATGGTTCTTGTTTAATCGTGTCATCATAAACCATGAACATATTTTCAGGAGTGTTATAAATAACGTTCGTTTGAGTCTCTTCGTTTTGATATAAGAGTTCAAAAGCTCGACCATAAATGCAAGCCATCTTTGCAAGCTCTGACTCTTCATCTTCCATGTCATTCAGATTATCAAATTCTTGTAGTTTAGAAAGTATTTCTTTATCTGAATGAGACTTTTTAACTGGAATCCCATTAAAGTAACCTGTGAAAGTATCAACAATATATTTAGTGAAGTTAACAGTTAAACGATTATCTGGTTTCCAAGGGTCTTTTGTTGGCTCATCATCAATCGACATGATCCCACGATACATATTTTTTAAGTACTCATACCGAGCAACTTCTAATTTATGTTTTTCCATGAACTTGGTAAGCACTTCAACTGTGATTGGTTCGTCTTTTGGAAATGTCATTAATTTAGGTGGTTTGTATTTCAATTAGAATCCTCCTTTGAAAGATTTTAGTTTTGCTTTACGAGTTGTCATTGTCTCAGCAATTCCCGTTGTTGCATCTGGCGCATCATCATGTTTATTTTTACCTTCACGCTGATAAGTTGTCATTGCTTGATAGTATTCAGGGAAACGAGTTCTCCAGTCATTGGGAAATCGAACGTGCTGCTCTATCCAATAACTATTGGAATAAATCCGAGCTTCTTTATTATTTCCTTGGAAGAAATCTTCCACAGCACAAGCAACTTTACCTTGAATCTTATCCCTGACAGAACGAGCAAAAGACCGACCGCCATTGTTGCGCTCGATTCTTGATGCATTTACTCTGTTATTAATTAATTGATTGGCCACTGCATTTTCTGTGTACTCCATTGGTTTTTGAGTGTAAATAATGTCTAGCACATCTGCAAAGCCGTCTGTGGTTTCACCCCACACAATCGAACAGAGATAGTCTTTCCCGGTGTCTGCAGTATCGCAATAGTTCCAAATCTTTTTGTACTCTGAACGAGCATTGTAGGTTTGGAACTCACTATATAATCGACCTTTGACATCAATCGGCTCTTGTTGGTAGTTGGCGCTGGCAATATCAGCACCCATTGTTTTTACCTTGCGCTTATAATCTTCAAGAGTCAGAACATCATCACAAAGCATTTCATTCGTTTGCTCGTTGAAAGCCTTGAAATTAATATGCTTTACTCGATAGCCATTCTTAGGCAATTCACGCAAAGCACGTCCGGCTAAATCTTCACTATGCCAACGAGTCATGTTAATTATGATTTTACCGCCCGACTCCAAACGTGAAAGCATGGTATTAACAAACCAGTCCCAATGTTTTTCTAAGACTGTCGCGTTGTTAGCTTCCTCAGCATTCTTGATAACATCATCAATGATAATAAAGTCAGCACCAAAACCTGTTGCAGTCCCTGTTGGAGAGGTTGCCAGATAGTTATTATAGCCGTCCGACAAACTCCAAAGATTTTTAGCAGCATCTCCATACTTAATTGCAGCATCGAAAATATCAGAGTAAACGATTTTGTTCTCGTCTGCTTTTTCTTCTTGAAGTGTATTACGAACATTTTTAGAAAAGACTGTAGATAAGGTTTCGTTATATGAGCCAGTCATGATTTTCTTCGTGTGGTCATTACCAAGCACCCACTCTACAAACTTACCAAGCGTGAGAGATTTCCCATGACGTGGTGGAAGGTTTAATACTAAAATATCATGCTCATCATCATTTAGAAATGACTGAAACTCTTCACACATAGTCACTAAATAAGCCCTATCACGTTTATAAAAGCTTGGCATGATGAGATTACAGTAATCAAAGAAAAAGCGCTTGGACAGCTCAATTTTTGCCCCTAGCGCTATTTTATCCATCACGACTCGCCAACTTTCTAAGCTCTTCTGTCGATAAGTCTTCATAAGGGTTTGAAACCTTTATTCCTCCAGACAGCTCCGTTTGAGTTTTATCAACATAAATTCCAGCAATCGTTAAAATCATTTTGCGGTCCTGGAATCCTTTTTCTTTCATAGCGTACTTATAAGCAGCATTTAAAACACTACCCGCTTTAGCTGTGACCAAGTCCATTGTGGTCTCATTGACGAGGTTTGAGAACTCCTCTTTCCCCATCGCTTCATAATACTTACGACGGCTTACATTCGCAAGGTTACAAATATCTGTAACAGTTTTCCCTGCATTTTCTGGATTTATAAGCACTTCAAGTAATTTTTTTTCAGCTGTAGTTGGCTTGTATATGTTACCTTTTGTCACATTTTTGTACCTCGCTTTCTGTAAAATTTGTATAAAAAAACCTGCCATTTCTGACAGGTAAAATCTAAAAGGAGTTATCGAGTCGTATCATCATTCACTCGTTCACAATACTATTTTAACTCATTTTTTCGGTCACTTGTTCGCTTTTTTTCAACAAAAACGGTCACTTTTCCGCAAAATTTATTTCGATGCGTTCTTCTGCAGCAATTTCATCAATCTTATATTCCAATTTTTCAAAAAATGGACGAATGATATTTTTATAAGCTTGAGTCTTTTTACCAAACCCAAATCGCATCAATGCCCCTTCAACAGTCAATTCATTGTGAATATAAACAGCCTTGATTATTTTCCAATGACCGGGGTCTGTTTCAGCAATCATTTCTTGAATCGCTTTAAACTGCCGTCTATATTTAATTAATGTTGGATCACATTCTAGCTTAATGATATCACTTAAAACTTTTGGATCACGAACCAAATTTTGAGGAGTTATCCACCAATTCGGGTCTAGTCCACTATTACTTACTGGATATTGAATTTCTTCGCATCTCCGTTTTACTTGTGATTCAAATGGATATTCTCTCAATGCTTTGATTAAATACCCATATTCTGTACTTACTTTCAATATTTACCCCCACAAAAGCTGAATGAATGATTCATAAGTCTTAATTCCTAAAAAGTTCTCTCCATGAATTTCTCGGAGTGTTACAGTAAAACCATCACCGAGCTTTTCTTTTAAAAGAGAAATAGTTTCTTTATTACCTAACCTCAATCTTAAATAACTATCATCCTGTTTGCTTACTCGAATTCTGTAACCTGTATATCCTTGTTGTGCTGAAATTCTGATAGCATTCTCTAAATCAGTTTTTCCATACCATCTCTCAAACCATTTTTCATGCGATTCTTTTTGAGATGATTTAATTTCATCAATTAATGTCATTCTATTTCCTCCAAATCTTTATAACTGTAACTCAATAGTGCTCCTTCACTTTTTAATGAGATGTAAACTTCATTGATTTCAACAGAATCATCAACCACTAGTCTAATTGCTGCCAAAGCTGATGGAAGTACACATTCAAAATTTGGAGCTTTAGTTTGGTATTTGAGTGCCTGTTTTCGTTTAATTCCAGGAGAAATTTTCATCAAATCACACTTTCTGTAAATTCATCTTTTCGAGCAACTTTTTTCGCAATCGTGATTGGCAAACCATAACGAGCAGCGAACATCTTTGCCTTAATTTTAAACTCGGGTAAAATCATACCTTTTACATCAATTACTTTGATTAAGTTGCCAGCATCATCGTAGAAAGTAAAATCTGGCTTGTAGTAAATTTCCCGATAAGCTTTCCCATTGAGCCTGAACTTATCTTGCAAGACAAATTTTTCTTGCATTTTCATGTTCGGCTCATGCTTGTGCAACTGATAGTAGATTGATTCAGCCTTACTATCAAATGTGATGCCATCAATCGTTACTTTTTTAGCTCCGTATTTGTGGGCCATTATTCCGTCACCTCAATCTGTTCATAGCTCCCAGTTTGCATGCTGTCGATTTCGGATTGGGTGAATTTTTTTGCATCACCTTTATAAATGACTAAATTTCCCTTGGCATTTAAATACAATTCATCAACATCTGGCTCTTCTGATTCGCCCTCATTTTCCAACAGAGATTTAGATTTCAAATAGAACAGCTGCGGTTTTTCGACTGTGTAGCCGATATTTCGAGCAATGATATATTTTTCTGGATTATTTTTAACCCACAATCCGGCTTCTTTTAAACCTTTATCACTAGCAGTGAATATATCCTTCAAAATTTTTGCTATGCTGTTATCCATTTGTTCATCCCATGCAATTGCTCCTGCCACACACTCAGGCACGACTGGCAGGGCTTGCTGTTGGAGTTGGGATTTTAAATCAATGATTTGCGATTCTAGTTTAGAACTTCTGATTACTTCTTTTTCATAGCTATCATTGAGATCACTATATTTATCAAATAGCTCCTGATATTCTTCGTCTGCTTGTGCTATCAATGATTTAACATGAACGGCCACATAATATTTAGTATTACCAACAGGATGCTCAATATTTTTTATTGGTAGTATTTCCAGTCTTTGTTTAAATGTCTTATCCATTTTTTACCTCTTCCCAGGTATCTTCTAGCCAGTCAAGTAACATGTTCGTCTGCTTCATGACCAGCGGCTGTGAATTATATTTTGTGCTCAGCTCTCCAAGTGAATTTACAACCCAGTTCCAAAAATCATCATTTCCGAACCCTAATTTTATCGCCTGTGAGTTGCACTCTAAAATCCAATCTTTAACATCGTTGAAAAATTTTTCATAGTCCATAATCCTTACCTTGCCACTTTCCAGTTTCAGGATCATAAACAATCAGCCCTTGTTTTTTTGCCAGATTAAACAAATATTTTTTCATATCTCCACTCTGTTTCAATTTCTCCATGAGGAAATCAAGTACTGGATAAATTTGAATAATCCCACGATCAAAATCATTGTATTCTTTAAGCGAACTTTTACGAGGGGGCATTTTATCTAATCCCATTTCTAAAAAGATTGTTCTACGAGCTACAACATGTTTTTTTGAATTCCGAGAAAAAACTTTTTGCTCATATTCCTCAAATCCGAAATTTGCTCCTTGCAAATAATTAAATTCTTTATCAGGTACTAGATAACTTTTAGTAATCACCCCAGAACTCACAGCCCATTTCAAAACAACATAAGCTAATTGAGGTGAGTAGCTTATCATTTCAACAATTTGCTCTTTTTCAACTGGAGAAATACTTGAAAAGTAACTTATAAAGTATTGACTATTTGTTTGACCGTAAATTCCAAGATCTCTTTTTTTACTTCTTTTTTTACTCACAACTTTCAACCTCACTTTTCTAATTTTTATTTTCATTCCCCCTCCACCGTCCCCGGCAGAATTGAGTGACTTGTATAATTTTTTGGCAGTGAAACGTCTGCCCAAAATAATTTACTTGTCAATTCTATTCCCTGACTCTTTTAGAGTAGCTATCAAGCTTTTTTGACAGGTGTCAAAGTGTCAATTTTTAGTTAATTTGACAGGTGTCAAAAATATTACTTTTAGTTAATTTGACAGTTTGACAGGGGGTGTCAATTTAACTAATTTTTGATAGTTTGACAGGTTTGATAAAACTTATAATTTACTCATTATTTTCTAATTTAGTTATCCAACCTTTATCATCAATTGCCAAAGTTTCTTGTTCTTTAATCCAATTTTTTATTGTATTGCGTGTGACTTTATCCTCAAAATATGTGACTATTTCTCCGATTCGGATTTTACCTGTCCCCTCCATATCAAGCGATTCAAAAGCAGTGTGAAGTTTTTCAGTATTCTTCTTAATCCGTTCTGCTTTCTTTTCTGCTGAGGAGCGGACATCCGCGCTCTTTTTACCGCCTTTTGACCATTTGTTGTCATTTGCTCCAACTGGTTCAAGGTCTTTCAGAACTCCAGAATCATCGGAATAATGAAGCGGATAATTAAACCATAAATTGACTGGTTCAAACTTTGGAAACTCTCGAAGGGTTCCTTCAAGTCGCCAAGCAGTCATCAATTTAACAACTCGTTGAACTTGTTCCAATTCAAAGCCAGCAATTTCTCTGGCACGTTCATCCCCAAACGCTAAAGCCAAATGTTTTCGCATTTCAGGCGCTGATAGAAAATCATCCTGGCCAATTTCATTAAGATATTCAGGCTTTTCATCTCTGATTTTGGCTGCGTAGAAGTTGGCAACTGCCCTGGCATCTTGTTGTTTTCTCAAACTGTCAGTAACTTCAAGTTCGATTAAGTCAAGAATTGCGTCAGGGTCTCGGGCAAATACTCCAGAACCAGAGCTTCGGTCCATAGAAGATTTACCGCCCTGTGCTCCTTTTGAGTGGTGGTGACAGTAAATAACAGATGTCCCAAGTTCTGCAGCTACTTTGTCAAAGTTATTTGTAAACTTGGCCATTTGTTCCGCATCATTTTCAGAACCTGTCAGTACTTTATAAATTGGGTCAATAATCACAGCATCAAATTTTTCTTTTTGAGCACGTCTGATCAGTTTCGGTGTCAGTTTATCCATTGGAATAGAATGACCACGCATGTTCCAAATACTAATATTCTTTAAATGATTTGGTGGAACATTCATCCCCTGGTAAATATCTTTGAATCGTTTATAAGCTGAGGGGCGGTCAAGCTCCATATTGATATAAAGGACTTTTCCACGTTCACAATTAAATCCAAACCAAGGAATCCCCTCCGCAATCGCAATACACATCTCCATCAATGCAAATGATTTACCGGCTTTTGACGGTCCAGCGATAAGCATTTTATGACCTCTACGTAAAACTGCATCAATCAAAACAGGGGCAAGTGCTGGGTCTTCTTTAAACATTTCTTCCAGGCTTTCAAATTCTGGCAAGTCATCGTTTAAATCTTCAATCCAAGTTTCCCATTCTTCCCAGCTTGTTTTACCAATGTGAGTATCAATGAGAAATTGTTTATGTTCTCCTCGAACAATACCAGGCATTCTTGAAAGTCTTGATGGGTTTTTGTTTTGGCCATCAACTTGCAATCCATTCTTATTACAAATTTTATAGAGGTATTCAACCCTCTTTTGATACTCGGAATAATTTTGAGCATCTACTTTTACAATCGCATGAATAGACTTGCTCCCAGAATAAACCAGCGTTGCAATTGGTAATTCTAACTCTCTCATGATTGCATTTTGCTTCTCAATACTTAAATTATCAGATTCAACCAAAGCATATTTAAAGTCAGTCACATTTTCATTTTTTACCCCTTTACCATCAAGAGGATTAAAACGAATCCATGCTCCAGCTTCGGGGTTAGAATCACCAACAACCCACCCCAAATCTTTTGCATCTTTATACTTATTTAAGTCATTAAGAATTTCTTCTGCTGTTTTTCCATAAACTCCAGAACCACTGACAGAATATTTTCCATCATCTCGTTGCCATGAATTAACAACGTACCCGATGTAATCATCATTCTTAAATAAAGTTTCAATGTATGTTTTGAGTTGTTCAATTGGGTTCCAATTATCATCAGGCTCTCTGATTTCTTTACCTTCAACCCATGAGTTATCAACAATTTTGTAATCACGTTCATAGCTGATTTCATCATCCCAACCAAAAGTTGCCATGCCATCCCCTGAATATGAATGAGGTTGCCAACCATTTTCCTTAGCTTTCATCGTGATAAATGCACCAGTAACTGGTTTAGCTCCATTATGGCCAAGTGAATCCCACTTTGATTCCATTTCTCGTGCATTATATCTACTGTCAGGTTGTGACCAACTGTCCCAGACATCTATTCCATATCCTTCATATTTCAAGGCCATTCCTATAGATATCCAGTCATTATAATCAAGAGCTGATGGTGAAATAAATTCAAGGAGTGGCACTAAATCAAATTTTTCTTCCAAGCTTAAACTCCTTTATATTCTCTCGGATTAATGTCAGCCGGAATTCTCCAACCATTCCCAGCAATACGGTCAATTAGACCTCGTGCTTTATTAAATTCCCAAGTTCCGACATGTTGGAAACCACAACTTTCTAAGAATCTAATTTGCTTAGGTGTAGTCAAGCCTGACATTTTTCGTTTATTTAATTTATCAAGTAATACTTTAGCTTTCCCAGAGTTTTCAATTTCTTCTGGAAAGATACCAAATTTTTCAAGTGCTGCAATTTGTTTATCAGAAGCTGGGGCCATTTCCCATCCAAAAGAGGGGGCATAGTTTATCAAATCTTCTGATTGAATAGAAAGTTCAAACTGTAGAGGATCCACAAGTTTTCGTTTCCGTTTTTTCATTGTTGCTAATTTTTCTGCCAGTGAGTTTTCTCGGTCTTGAACCACTTCACTTTCAGCTTCCTTTGCAACTTCTTCTAAATCAAAGAGTTGTAGCTGATCATCTTCTTCAACATCAGCCATTTTTTCAGTCATCTTTTTAGCAATTTCATCATCTTTTGCAATCAAGTGTGCTGGATGAACTAGCTCATGACGTTCTGTGTGCCAAAGGAAATCTAAAATTAAGCAATCTTCTTTTCCTTCTGCCAAACGTAAGCCACGACCAATACATTGAACATAAAGCGGACGTGATTTTGTTGGTCTCAACATAATGACACAATCTACTTCTGGGGAGTCCCAACCTTCTGTCAGTAACATTGAGTTACACAGTACGTTGTACTTTCCATTGTCAAAGTCTTCTAAAATTTCTGCCCGGTCCTTGGAATCTCCATTGACTTCTGCAGCTCTAAATCCTTTTTCATTGAGAATATCTCGAAACTTTTTAGAAGTTGCTACAAGCGGTAAAAAGACAACTGTTTTTCTGTTTGAGCAATTCTTGACCATTTCATCCGCTATTTGATAGAGATAAGGATCTAATGCACTTCCGACTTCACTTGCTTTAAAGTCTCCAGCTGACATTGAAACACCCGATAAATCAATTTTTAGTGGAATAGTCATTGCTTTCATTGGTGACAAGTATTTATTTTTTATCGCATCAGGCAAGGTGTATTCATAAGCAAGCGACTCAAAGAACTCACCTAGATTTTTCTTGTCTGTTCTGTCAGCAGTTGCGGTTACTCCTAAAACTTTAGCTTCACTAAAATATTTAAGGACTTTCTGATAACTACTGGCCAAAATATGATGAGCTTCATCAACAATGATTGTGTCGTAATAATCTTGCGAAAAATCTTGTAGCCGTTTTTCACGCATCAAGGTTTGAACACTTCCGACTGTCACGCTATAAAAAGAATTCTTTGCGGTTTGGTCAGCTTTTTCAACTGCAGCTTTCAATCCTGTTACTTTGAAAAGTTTATCTGCAGCTTGGTCAAGTAATTCACCACGGTGAGCCATAATTAAAACCCGCTCACCTTTGCTTACTAATTGTTTTGTTAAATCTGAGAATGTCACGGTTTTCCCCAATCCGGTAGGAAGAACGAGCAGCGTCTTCTTGACACCACTCGCCCATTCTTCTTGGATTCGGTCATTCGCTTCATTCTGATACGGACGGAGTTCCATTATTATCCTCCTCTAAATCAAAGCTCATTTGAGGGTTTGCTTTATCTTCTAATTCAAGTGCTTTCGCCTCAGCATTATAATAGTCTTCATCACATTCAAATTTTGCTGTGATAGTATAATCTTTCTCTTTATAGGAGAAGTCTTGGCCGATACTTACCAACCATTGAGAGAAACTTTTTACAGCTTCTGAAAACTCAAATTTAAATTTACCTGTTAGATTTTTTTCTGCAAGCATTTTCTATCCCCCTTAGAAATTATAACCAGCGCCATTTTGAGGTGCAGCAGTTTGTTGTGGGAATGGTGTTACATTTTGTTGAGGGGCTTGATTTGGCACTGGTGGTTGTTGTGTTTGTTGGTTATTCACAGGTTGTTGATAACCTTGTTGTGGTGCTTGGTAACCTGGTGCAGCAGTTTGTTGTGCTTGGTAATTTGGTTCTTCTGGTTCAAGATAACGATCTACACGATTATTTTGTTTATCTTCCCCAGTTTTTTTATCTTTATAAGAATTAACAATTAACTTGAGTTTACCTTGTGCTCCTAACAAAGCTTGCCAGTTAGGACGAAGTGCTTCGCCTTTTTTCTGTTGACCAATTGAAACAAAGAATTGTGAAAGTTTCCATTTCATTTTTTCATACATCAAGAACTGTTCTTTTAGTGTTGTTTCATCTCCATTTGGAGCAGTCACTTTTACACTAATCACTGCCATATTACATGCTGGAGCTTTACTATTAGGTCCAGGAGTGTAATTGCTACGTTCAAAGTTCGTCACGATAAATGGATATTCCCCTTCTGGTAGAAGCGTAAAATTCCCACCCTCGCTATATTCAATCTCGTCATCCCAGCCAAATGCGGCCATTTCATCAACTGTATTGTTCATTTTTAATTTCTCCTTTTATTTAGTAAGCTCTTTTAGCTTTAATTTCTGTGAAAATTTTGTCCCACTGAGCAACAAGACCACCTTGAATTAAATCATCTGGATAATCTTTGACTGGCATTTCATAAGGTCTAAAGCCTTTTTCAGCTACCAATCTACGAATTTCTTCTTCTGTCACTTCATTTACTGACATCAGTTGAGCCAATTCTTTTGGTATTGCTGGATCAATAATATTTGGTTCACGTCCAAAATTGTTTTCTTGAGGTGTTTCAACCGTGGCTGCTGCAGTTACTTGTTCTTGTTGAGGTTGCTCAACTGGTGGATGCGTTTGAGCTTGTACTGGTGGAGCGACTTGTGTTTGGAAAACATGAGCAATTGCTCCAAATTCAAGTGGCAGCTTGTCAGGCAAATTATGTCTGTTTTTTGCATCCCAACCTGGATGATGTGCCGCAAACATAACACGTTGACCACCAGTTGCTTTTTTTGAATTGGTTTTGCTGTCAGTAACAATCGTTGTTTCATAATTCGCAAACAGAACCATATCCGCCCATTCCTTCAACATCGCTCCAGTCTTATCTTCCATTTTTAGCTGATAGCGGTCATAAGCACCCATTTGGTCAGGTTCTTCTTTTTTCTTAAGTTTCGCATGAGCAGTTACAACAACATTAATTCCAACTTCAACTACATCACTCAACTTATTTACAAGTTGACCAAATTCTTTTTCAAGAGAAACATATTTTGCCCCATAATCATTTGTACTATCCGTCCATTTTCCAAGTACGGCTAAATGTTCTTTACATTTTCTTTCAGCCCAATCCCCACTATCAATGATTAAGGTTTGGCAGATTTGACGTTGTTTAACATCTTCTACCTCATCCATAATCATTTGCCAACTTCGGGGAGAGGGCATTCGCATTACATCCATATTTGAGGTTGAACCCTCGATATCAATGAACACTGCATTTGGAAACTGTGAAGCAAAGGTTGACTTCCCAATTCCTTCAACTCCGTACAAAACTACTTTTTGAGCGGTAGCAGTTGGACCGCTTGTAATGTTAAATGCCATTACTTCTCCTTATATTTTTTCTAGTATTTCAAGGTATTTTTTATTCTCAGTTATGCGTTTTTTACAGGCGTATTTTCCTTGTATATCTTCAGGATGACTTGATATATAAAGATCGTTTAGTCGTATTCTTTTAATTATTTCATCCATGAGTTGGTCTTTTCTTTCTGGGTAAAAATATAAATTCCCTCTGAAAGTTAGCCGTTTAAAATTGCAACATTTCAAAGCACAATCGTATTCAGTCGACTTATAAGGGTAAACCACTACTTCTTTAACGCCAGTTTCTGGATTAAGTTTAATCATTTTCCTTCTTTTCTGATTTTTGAAATTGCTAGCATTTCCTAAACGCTTTAAATGCTCTTCCTTTGATATCCCCTCTAAATTTTCTAAACAATTGTTAGTGGGGTTATTATCTTTATGTCTCACAATTTCAGGCTCATAAGCATTAAATGTTATAAATACCAACCTAGATAGACTTCTTTTAAAACACATACCCTCAACGGACAAATTTATAACGACGATATTCTTTTTAGTTAAATAAGGTACTAAAAATTTGTTAGTATTATAGGACCAAACTCTCCCATCTCTAGTCACAGCATAGTTAGGATAGTCTGGAATCTGTTTCATTTCCATAATCCACCACCTTAAAACTGATATTTTGTCTGTTCTGGTTGAACTGGTTGTGTTTCAATTACATTCGTTTGTTCAGTTTCTTCACCGTAACCATCAGAGATGATAATAGAACACTCGTCACCAGTTGAAACTCTTGTGGCAATCGCTTGTAATTGCTCTTGTTCTAACCATTGGCCAAACTCTTTCAAAGTGTCTAAGTCCATCTGCTCTAACTTATCAATCAAGATGAAACCACACTCTGGATTAAGTTTGCGAACAATAGCAGTTGAGACTTTTAGTTGTTCAGCTCCGGACATGTTGTCCCAGCGTTGTCCTTTGTAGAGAAGTTCTCCTTCTGCTACTGACAGACCAGGCAATGGCAAATCTGCATCTTCTAACAATTGATTTTTATCTAAACGAATACGGTCAATTTGAGCACTCAAGTTATCATATTTTTCTTTTTCAATTTGAGCATCTTGTTCGGCTTTGTCTTTGTCAAGATTGGCACGGACTTTGCGATTGATTTCTTCGGTATTGCTGATGCTGTACTCAAGTTGTTCAGTTGATTCATCATGTAAATCAAGTGCATCTTTTTCAGCAATATCAAGTTGTTGGTCAACTTTGGCTTTTTCTTCAATTAATCGTGCAATTTCAGAATCAAGTTGGGCTTGACGTTGTTTCAGACTATCCCTTTGCCCTCTCAGTCGCTCATTTTCGGCATTCTTAGCAAGAATGGCTTGTTGTTCCTGAATAAGTTCAGACACACTGATAAGCTCTTTGGGTGCTTCCTGAAAGTAGGTCATTTCAGCAGCAAATTTCTTTTTCTGGTCTGCAACTCGTCCAATAACTAAACGCTCGTTATAAAGTTCTTGTTCTTTTTTCTCGAACTCTGCCAATTTGTCACCAACTCCAATGATTTGAAGTAATGTTCTAGCTTTGTCAGCATTTGATGATTCCATAAATTTTGGAAGGTTGAGGGCAAATTCCTCTACAAAACTATCCAGAAGTTTTTGTCCGGCTTTTTGACCGCTAGGATCAATGACTTTCAAATCACTATTTTTTCCATCACGTTTGATTTCCAAACCGTTGCTCAGTGATATTTGAAGATTTGGAGGAAGTACGCTACCTTCTCGATGTGGTTGACTAGGTTTGTACTTATTACCACCCAAAGCCCATGCAATAGAATCAAGGATTGATGTTTTACCTTGGCCATTTCGTCCACCAATTACTGTCAGGCCATTTTGTGTTGGTTCAAGTGAAACTGCTTTGACACGCTTCACATTTTCGATTTCTAATTTATTGATTTTAATCATGTTTTATTTTTCCTTTGGTTTATATTCAAAAAACTCTCCAGGAGTAATATTGAAATACTGACATAAGGATTCTAACGTTCTAAGGTCAATCCTTGCGGTTCTATGAAACTTTAAATCTGTCAGGGTAGTTCTTGATAGTCCTGTATCTTTACTAATTTCTGAAATAGAAACTTTCTGTTTATCCATCCAGTAAAATAATTTATTTTTGATCATAGTGCACCTACTTCAATTTCTTGTACTTAGTGACAGTTGAAGTTAAATCAAACCAATACAGATTTTCAGATTCTTTTTGTAGTGCAAAGTTAGCGGAATGATAATCAGTTCCAATATACTTTTCAAATTCAATTTCTTTAATCACTGAACGAGCAACTGCACAGAAGGCACTTCCTCTTTCACGAGATGTGAACGAATTACTAAATTGTTTATTGCTAAATTCTAGTCCAATTAAGTTCCCAGTTTTTGCAACTCTGAAATAAGGGGCATCAGTAACATTGATACAGTAAAACGCTAAATCTCCACCTTTGCTAATATGGATAGTCGGTGTCAAAATCATATTTCGAGCGCCAACTGTTCTTTTCTTGATTTTTGTAAAATCAAATTTTACGTTGCTTTTCATGTTTCCTCCAATTTGTTATAATGAAGGTAGAATCTTTCCACAGATTTTCTACCAGCTCGCATTACCAGTGCGGGCTTTTTTCATTTCTGCGAAGAATGGTGACTTTTCTAGCCACATCCCAAGCGATTGTTCTTTTGCATAATGAACAAGTGATTCACTGGGCTGTGCTCGTGGCTGCTTCATAGCTCGAACACGGTCATTTGCGTTGAGGATTGAACTATAAATCTCCAGTTGTTCTTCAACGTCTTTTCGGCCCTCTAGCCACTGTTGGTCAGACTTGTTTAAAAGTTTAATTTTGAGCATTTTTCCTCCTATTTTTTATAACTCTTATAACGAGTTGCTTCTTTCCACTCTACAAACTCTTTGAATATTTCTTTATTGATAAATACAAGTCCGTGAGTTGGATTGAGTACACCTTTTTTAAATTCAGGTCGATCTCTCATTTCAGTAAGCCAGGCTGTTAATGTACCTTTTGATAAGCCTTGCCAGACTTCCATAAGGTGTTTTTTGTCACACCATTCTGCGTCTTCTGCATTTTCAACAGGCAGATAGGTTATTTTTGCGTATGGCATATTAAATTCCTCTCTATACTAAATCCATTGGGAAAGCATCTGTAAGTTTAGCTAAAATTTCAACAGATTTTGGGCCACCATCGTTCTTATTCAAAGCATTCCGGAGTTGTTGTTCACTTACTCCATCAAGCGCAAAAGCCATAGTTTTAATTGAAATTCCTGTTTTTTTTCTATACTTTTCGATAGCTGCACGATACTTTTGTAATGCAATTTCGGTCATATTATCTCCTTTCTCAAACTAATTTCAAACAAAACATAAAGGATTTTTTGTTTTTTAATCTATTTACTCTTGACATGCACGGTTAAATAATCTATAATTAAGGCATGTTTAAAGAGCCTAAAAAATACTTTTGAAACTTGCTGGGGAGCTATTTCCTTTAGTATTAGTTTAGGTTTGGTTTGAAAAAATAACAAATTTCCTTTACAAGAATCATTATAGATTATTATACCGTGTTTGTCAACTGTTTTCGGTCTTTTAATCTAATTTATTTTTCTTGTACCCTCTGAAAGGTTGATACAAGTGGATTTATATGAAAAAATAAAAGAGCTTGCAGCTCAAAGAAAAGTTTCAATTAGTAGGCTTGAAGAAGAACTTGGCTTCGCTAATGCTTCGCTAAAACGCTGGAAAACTTCTAATCCTGGTGCCGATAAACTAACAAAAGTTGCTGATTATTTTAATGTCTCTGTTGATTATCTTCTTGGACGTGAAGAATCAAAAACAACTAATGAACCAGTTGACTTGAAAAAATTGATCAGCGAGAAAAAGCCTACCTCTTGGGATGACCCCAGAATAGACTGGAATGAGTGGGTATCTTTTGATGGCGAACCTATCAGTGATGATGTGAAGAAAATGCTATTTGCAATTTACGGCGACAAGCTTACAGACTAATCGGAGGTCTCTATGAATAAACAGGAATTGATAGAGTACCTTCTTTTAGAAATGGAAAAATACAATATTCATATTACTTGTGATGATTGCTTTCCTAAAAATGCTATGGTTAATATCAAAAGAAAGTTGATGATTTATAATCCAACCAAAATATCTGTCTTTAAAATTGCTCATGAGCTTTCCCACGTTATCAATAAAGATATCTGCAGAGGTTCTGAGAATGATACAACAAATCCTCAAGAAGTTAGAGCAAATCGTGAAGCTGTTCTTCTTCTTTGGGAAATATTTGAGGCTAACGGGGGAAGCTACGAATATTTTAATGTGTTTGTAGATATAACAGAATCACCATTTGAACTAGCTGAATCAATCATCAAAAAAGAATATTTAGAGATGCATGAAGCTATCACTGAAATATTTGAAGATGAATTAAAAGTCAGTATTAATAAGCAAGAAATGCATGAATACATTGTAGATTATATTAGCTATTTTGATGTGATTGAATCTGTTAATATTTATCAATTTCTGGATCGTTATCATCTAAGCCATAATTTCTATAATATGGCAGAAATAGAGTTCCAGCAATTATTATTTAAATAATGTGTGCCATCACTAAATTGGTAAGGAAATATTATGGCATTATTAAAAAATTTGTTTAAATCAATTTCTAGTAATTCAAACAATAAAGGAAACGAAGATATTATTTACGCATTCGGAATTCCTCTTTATTCAAATTACAAATATAAACCTTGGATTAATCCGGATAGGACTAAAGAAGAATTACAAAAATTATATGATTCCAGTTTAGATTTCCCTGGAATTCTAGTACAAAAAGAAGCAATTACTTTTTATGATACATTAGGTATTTTTCGTGGTGACATCATAGCACTAAACTGGATTAAGAAGAACAATGATAAAAACAAAAAAATACCTCAATATTTTGAAAAACGTTACGGTATAAACTTTTTTCAATCAATTGACAGATTAGAAAGAAATGGATACTTAATTAGCAGCATTAATACAGCGTTATCTGAAAATGTTCAAATAAATGCTTTATTAACTTCCAAAGGACAAAAATTACTAATTCAAAACTCAGAGGTCCTCTTTTCAAACAACTCTTACCATAATGGCCTGACAGATTCTGAACTATTGAAGCAAGCTAAGCTTCAAGATTCCAAATCATTTTGTTCTAATGATAAAGCTTTTTATGATAGTTTATTGAAAAGTGAAGTAATCAGTCAAGACGAATACAAACAAGCGTTTGATGACAGGGCAGAAGCTGACAAAGCGACTGAGGAATTGCGAAACAAAAGAAAGAAAAAGAATGATATACTACAAGGGAAATCTATAGTAGATAATTTATCTAATGTACAATTTCAAAACTATATGAACGAAAGGTTGATGGCCGATAGAATAGCCATTGATAATAAAGACTACGATAAATCAAACGAAATACTTTGGAATATATATAAAAGAATTAAGTATACAAACTTCGATAGGCTTGAAAAGAACTATAGGAAACTAAAAGAGTATGATAAAGAAATTGATGTAATAAAAATTCATATTAAAAGTATAGAAAGTCAAGAATGGGAAACAGATTTTGACGGTAAAAAGGTTGACCGTTTAAATGAGAGACTTGCGAAATTAATCTCTTCAAAGAATAACAACAAATAAAAAAATCCACCCAAACTTTCGACGGAGCGGGCGGATTTAAATCTATGTAGTGCAAGAAATTCATCAATGCTGATGGAGCTTTCTCGTACTCAATTTTAGCAAGAAATGGAGTAAAAATCAAATGTGGGTAGAAGATTTACCAAATGGGAAGTATAAATATTTTGAAAGATACCGTGATCCACTGACAGAGAAATTAAAAAAGGTTTCTGTAACCCTGGATAAAAAAACACCACGAGCACAAAAAATTGCACTTAAAGAATTAACTGAAAAAATAAATAAAATACTTTCTCATAATGAAGGAAGTGATATCACTTTTGTTGATTTATATGATGAATATTATAAAAACTGGTCTCCAACGGTCAAAGCCTCATCACTTCGTGGAACAACAGCAAATGATAATCGTATATTAGAGAAAATCGGTAAAAATGCAAAAGCTAGAAATGTAAATCGCCGGTTAATTCAAGATTTAGTAAACGAGATGATGGACGAGGGCTATGCCTATAGCTACTACAATGGTTTCAAGAAAAGATTTCACTCCATTCTAGATTTCGGAGTCAGGATGGGTTATCTTGAAGTAAATGAAGCCAGTTTTGTTAAAGCTCCCAAAAAAACAAAAACTTTTAATGAAGTTCAGGAAAAACGAGATAGTTATCTTGAATTAAGTGATATTAAAAAAATTCTTTCTGTTCTGAGAATAACTTCAAGAGTTGAGCATATTGCCAATTTTGTAGAATTTATGGCATATACTGGGGCTCGCTATGGTGAAACAGCTGCTCTTACAATTGATGAAATAGATTTGGAAAATGGGACGGTAAAAATTAATGGCACTTATGACAGGGCGTTGAAAATAAAAACCACTCCAAAGACTGAGTTCTCTTACAGAACAATAACAATTTCAGAGAATATTAAAAATATAATCCAAGAACAACTTGAATTATTAGAACTTCATCGTTCTTTGAAAGGTAATGATTTTAATAAAGATAACTATATTTTCTTTACTGTTAATGGCGCTGCGATTGACTTAGACACTCTCAATGTAGTTGTGAGGAGAGCTGCAGAAAAAGTTGGAATAACAAAGCATATTACATCCCATATTTTTAGGCATTCTCACATTGCTTTACTCGCTGAACTTGGAATACCTCTGAGCGCTGCAATGGATCGAGTGGGGCACACCGACTATAAGACAACTCTTAGTATTTACTCACACGTCACAAAATCTGTTAAGATTGATATTGTTAAAAAACTAAATGAGATTAAATAAAAAAATGCCTCTCAATTACAAGGGGCACTTTTTATTTGCAAGGGGCATAATTAACTTTTAGGGGGCACAAACACATTAATTAATTAACCAGTATGTATCACTAATTATTTAACTTATTTATATATGCCCCTTTAGTGCCCCTTTGAAATTATTTTTTACAAGATTCAACCAAAAAACATTGATATAACAACACTATTTTATTTTATCCGATAGAACCCTCCATTGAATAAGAAATCAAGCGATTTAATTCAACAGCGTATTCCATTGGCAATTCTTTGGTAAAGGGTTCAATGAAGCCCATGACAATCATGTCAGTTGCTTCTTTTTCTGTAAGTCCACGACTCATCAAATAATAGAGTTGTTCTTCTGAAATTTTTGACACTTTCGCCTCGTGTTCCAAGGCGACTTGTGAATTATGAATTTCATTGAATGGTACGGTATCTGATTTTGATAAATCATCCATTAAAATTGTGTCACATTCAATATGAGAAGCAGATTTTTTAGAATTTTTTCCAAAAGTAACTTGTCCACGGTAATTGACTGCTCCACCATTTTTGGCAATAGACTTAGAAATGATTGAACTTGAAGTATTTGGTGCGTTATGAATCATTTTAGCACCTGTATCTTGATTTTGGTTTGCTCCAGCAAAAGCGATTGAGAGCATTGTTCCACGCGCTCCTGGTCCATTCAAATGAACGGCTGGGTATTTCATGGATACTTTTGACCCTAAGTTTCCGTCAATCCATTCAACCGTCGCATTTTTTTCTGCAGCAGCACGCTTGGTAACCAGATTATAGACGTTATCTGACCAGTTTTGAATAGTAGAGTAGCGCATATAACCACCCTCTTCAACAAAGATTTCAACCACTGCTGCATGAAGTGAACTTGCAGAGTAAGTTGGTGCAGTACATCCTTCAACGTACTGAATAGATGCCCCTTCTTCAACAATAATCAATGTCCGTTCAAACTGTCCTGATTTTTCGTTGTTAATACGGAAATAAGCTTGAATCGGAATCTCACATTTGACTCCTTTAGGAACATAGACAAATGACCCTCCAGACCAAACGGCAGAATTTAAGGCTGCCAATTTGTTATCCGTTGGTGGAACGAGTTTGCTGAAATATTTTTTGAAAATTTCTGGATAGTCACGTAATCCTGAATCAGTGTCAGTGAAAATAATTCCTAATTTTTCAAATTCATCTTTCATATTATGATAAACAACTTCTGATTCATATTGAGCAGAAGCTCCTGCCAAATATGAACGTTCAGCTTCTGGAATACCAATTTTTTCAAAAGTGTCTTTGATTTCTTGAGGAACGTCTTCCCAAGAACGCGCAGCTTTTGCTGATGGTTTTTGATAATAAACAATATCATTAAAATCAATACCAGAAAGATCTGGGCCCCATTTTGGCATGTCCAATTTTTTAAAAGCTTCAAAAGATTTCAGACGAAACTCTAACATCCACTCAGGTTCATTTTTTGTTTCAGAAATTTCGCGAATAACTTCTTCGGTCAAACCTAAACCTGTTGTGAATTCAAGTTCTGCATTATCGTGAAATCCAAATTTATATTCTTCGAGGTCTTTGACGACTTCTTGTGTACTATTTTCTGTCAT